AGAATCTTTTTGTTTTTCTACTATAGCTCTTATGGCTTCTCTATCCGTAGCAGCAGTTTCACCAGATACAAAAAAAACTTTGCGCGTTTCATCTACTTCATCTTTTATTAACTTGTAAAGAGGTTTACCATGCTTTTCTACGTAATTATATAAAAGCAATGTATTACCTTTAAGATCAAGTGTTAAGTTTTTTATAAATGAATTACGCTTACTGTTTGTAACTATAAATTCTAATTCTTCTTGATATGTTTTTTTACCAAAATCTTTTTTAACTTGTTCACTATAATTTAATATGATTCTTTTAATTGCTAATTTTGCAAGAGTATCGTTATCTTGTAAAGCTCTTGTGCTTGTAACTCTATAAACTTTTCCAAACAATCCTTGTAATACTAACTCGTGTGTAAGTGCACCATCTAACGTTCCTGTTGTGCCAAATCTATATTCAGCTTCAGTACATTTATTCATTATCGTTGTTAATGATTTTGATTTAAATCCATGACACTCATCTCCAAACACGTTACCAAACCGATGAAACCAATCGTGCTGAAATCTGTATATAGATTGCCATGTGCTAATAATAACTCTCTTAGTTGTATTTTTATCTTTACCTGAATATATTCTATGACAATTTTTTTCTACATCATAACCATAAGTTTTAAAATCATTATACATTTGTTCAACTAAAGAAGTAGTTGGTACTATTATAAGAACATCTTTTTCGAAAGATGATAGTAAGTATCTCATAAGAACATATATTATTAATGATTTGCCAGAACCTGTTGGTGATAAAAGAATAGCATTCTTTCTTTGTATTCCTGTGCATACTGCATCAAATTGATAATCTCTTATTTTAAAAGGTAAATTTAACGCATCAATAAATTTCATCATAAAATCCGGATTAATTTTATTACCTTCATTAGGACTACCGTATTCTGATTCTTCTATATCAATTTCGTATTCTCTGCTTTCAGCAAAGGAAAGTATTTGTGGAAATAGTCCTGCAGATATTTCACCAGTAATTTGATTATATAATCTTATTTTACCGTCCCACAACCTATTGCGATATGCCGGCATAAACTTATAACCAGGCACATAGAAAGAAAAGAATTCTCTAAGTTCTGCTCCTACGCCTCTATCGCAATCAACCTTTAAGATTGAATGATTTAATTTCCTGACTCGAATTGTTTCCATTTAATTATATTTGATATCGTTTGATGACGCCATTTTAAGTTTTCAATAATTTCTGTTAATGTTTCTATTACTGTTTTCCAATATTGTATTTTTTCTTCTGATTTTTGTATTTCCGGATCACTATCATAATAATATTCCATTTCACCTTTTAATATTTTAAGACCATCAAATGGATCGGGATCCCAGCCTTTTTCTTTTAAAGTTTCTTGATCCATCTTTCCATTATAATATAACCATTTATCTTTTAATAAACGCTTTTGATCGTATTCAGCCCGTCTTAATTCTAATTTAGCTGTTGACCACATTTGTATATATTTTGCATGTAATATTGGGGTTTGACGAGAAGTATCGTCGAGTTGATTATTATTAATAATACAGTCTGTTTGCCACATTTCGTGGACTTTTTTCAAATCAATCATTATGTCTCCAATAATATATATTAACCAGTTACGCTACCAGTTACATCAAATGAATCTGTAATTGCACCTGTTGTTGAATTAAATATTTTAATATCAAAATATGTAAATCTAAAAGACGCACCAAATGTTAAGAACGATTCAGCTCCGCTTGTTGCTTGAAACTGTATATCAGTCAATGCTACTGGTATACTATCTCTATATGTTATTTGTGCTACAGCGTTGTTTGCACTATTTAATATTGATAACGTAATATCTGATTGTGAAGGTGGACGCTGCGTAGCATTTTTAAATCTGTCTAAAGGTGTTACATTATCTTGATCGAGTATTCTTCTCATCCAATTATGCATTTCAATATAAGACTTCATATCTTCATCTAAAATAATATTTGCTAGCATTTCATTGTAAGTTAACTTATCACCTATAAATGGTATAGCTGCAATTTTCTTATATCCAATATCTGCGCTATTCATAATAACACCAGCATGAGTAAAATCTTGACAAAAGAATTCTAAATTCGGATAATTTTTTCTATCTATAACTAGCTTAAACCCAGTAGGTTGTAGATAATTGAAGTTAGTGGTTAGTGCCATCTTTACACCTACAGTTTATTCCACCACAACTTCCTTTTATTGGTCTCTTAAGCATAGATGCTAGTGACAAGCTTGAAGCTATGAATGACATGAATACAAATAATGTTACTAAAAATATTTCCATAATACTATTTATATAAAAAAAAGAGGGACTTGCGCCCCTCTTTTGATATTATAGTACTAAGACTTAAGCACCTAGAATATTGTCAACTCTGAATATTCTGTAGTACTGGTTAGTCTTAACAGCGGCTAGGCCATTAGCAGGTGTTGCGCCTACAAATGGATTTGATACCATTCCATATCTGGTTTTAAAACCAATTTTTGGCTGGAATGTATCCTCACCAACAGCACGTACCATTGTTAATGGAACGTATGGGCAATAGAATATACCAGCGTCATATGGATTAGTTCCCTTATAACCAACTGTTACATAGTTTGCACTTGCATACGGGTCAATGTATACTCTTGTTCTACCGTTTAAAACACCAGCAAAAGTATTACCTGTGTCATCAACATTTAAGTTTGTTGATAATGCAGGTGTATAGTCTAACATACCAGCTGCAGCTAATGCAGATGCTACATCAGATGAACATATGAGAAAGTTTCCTTTACCTCTACGTGTCTCGATTGCAATCTGATTACATTCTCTTTCGATCTGTAATATTAGTCCTTTAAACTTTTCTACTGACCATCTGCCATCTGCATCTGTCTGTACGTTAAAGATACCATTAATTGCAGTGTTTGATTGTAGAGCACCAGTTTTAGCTTGAGAGTTAATAGTTCTGATAACTTCTCTATTGATTTCAGCTAAGATTTCTGTTGACAAGATGTTTGCCAATTCTGTCTCAGCGTCAAGACCGTGAATTGCTTTAAGGTCTTGAGCTAATTCTAAGCTGTATTCAGCTTTTAGAGCTCTTGACTTAGCAGTCACAGTTGCTTTTTCAATAGTGAATCCCATCTCTCTGAATGAAGACTCTCCAGTTGAACCTAACTTTTCAGCTTCGCCTGTTGTCATACCACCAGCTGCAAGAGATGTAAGACGCTGATCATCAATTGTGCTATCAGCATCGGTATCACTAATACCGTTAAGACCTGATGCGTTATCAGAATCGTGAGTACCAGCACTGTCACCAGAAAACTGAGTCTCAGCTTCGTTGAATAGTGCTTCTCTATTTGCTGTGTCTCCACCACCATATCTTGACTTCATGGCAAAAATTAAGCCAGTTGGTCCGGACATAGGCTGAACACCACAAACGTCATATGCCATTAGGTTTGGCATTGCACGTCTTACAAGTGCGATTAATACTGGATTCCAGTTTGCTACAGATGTTGTTGCATTTGCTGGAGCTGCTTCTGAGATCAATCCTTCTTCTCTAAGAGCGATTTCCTGATTCTCAAGTACTGCAGCAGTCACAGCTTTCTTATGGTGATCTGTAATGGTACCAGCTGACTCTTCGTTCAGTACTGGTGCCCACTTTTCGATCAATCTATCGTATGATACTGTCATTTTTTAGGACTCCCTATTTATTTGCAGTTTTTTTGATTGCTTTAAGGTAAGACTCCATTGAACCTGTTGACTCAACTACTGGTGAATCATCATCTTCAACGATATCTTCCTGGGTTTTTGCAGTCTTAGAGAAATATGATTCTTTTAACTGAGCAACTTTTTGTGCAAAAGTTTCTTCGTCATCAAAATCTACGTTTTCTGCTAATGACTTTAGCTTTTCGACTTGAGTTTCAGCCAAATCTTTGGTTGCCTCTCTAATGACAGACTCCCTCTTATATGTCTCTAACTCTTCAGCCATTTGAATTGACCTTTCAGTTGATTCATTGAGTTTAGCCTCAAGTTCTTCAACGTTGTCTGCGAGTTCGTCAACAAGATCAACTTTATCTTCTGGCACTTCAATGTGAGACTCAACAAATAAGTCTTTTAACTTATTCATAAAATCTTCAGCAATTTCAGTTCTTAAACCATTTTGGATTGCTAACTTGTTGTCTTCCATCCAGCCCTCAACTACGTAGTTTAGGTAGCTGTCTACTTTTTCCACAAGGTCCTTTTTGGTGCTTTCGATTTCTTCTGAAAGCTCCTCATTATACTTCTCTTCTAATCTGTCAATCTCTGCATTTATTTTTGTATTGATTGCAGCTTCAAAGATAGTTTCTGCTTTCTGCTTGAATTCATCAGACAGTGTAGCTTCTTCATTAACAAGTGCTTTAAGATCATCTTTAAAGTCAACTTCAATTTGAACTTGATCTTTAATTTCTTCTTCAGCGATCGCTTCGCCGTCAAAGGCTTCAGGATCTGTACTATTGTACATAGCCATTAAAGCTTCTTTTTTCATGCCTTGCATTTTTCCAACTAGAGAAGCAATCATGCCTGCTTTAGTTTTTGGCATTGGATCTTTCTTAGTGTTGTCACCTTTACGCTTTGGAGCGGTTCCAGTAGCATCACCTGCTTTGTCAATAGAAGCAACTGACTGAGCTTCAGCATTCTTAGGATCGTGTTTCATTTCCAAGATTTCCTCATCGTCTTCTTGGAGTTCCACGTCCTGATCTTCGACTATTTCTTTATCAGTCATATTAGACTCCTTATTTTGATTTTAATAACGAGAGGAAATTTTTGAACTCACGAACTTGTGTCTCATAGAGATCAGCGCGTGGAGCCTTTTTAATTTCAGTCTCCATTCTTTCAATTGTTTGTGCTTCTATAATACCGTTATTCCAAACCCATTCAACACCTTCCATTATCCCATTAACAAAAGCGCTAGGTGCGGATGGATCTTGCACGATGTCTACCGCGTTAAGAATATAATCGTCGTTGACGACCATTGCGTTATTACGCTGGCTCAAACTTCCCATACCACGAGTCGATACACCGAAAGTAACTCCGCCATCGAGTAAGCCTTTAACAACTTCTCCCATAGGGGTGTTCAGTATCGATGCTTTGCCCACAATATTATTTCCCTCAAATTTGAGTTCATTAATCTTGTGAGAAACTTTATCTAAATTAACGGTCGGACCTTCAGGATGATTCAGTTCTCCAACTGCTCTTCCTTTTGACACTTGGTCATTATTATATTTACCTAGTGCCTTTTCCATTACTGGCATTGGATATATACGACCGTTTCGATTCTTAGTCTCTGCTTGTGCAAAGATTCCTTGAATACCATAATTCTTTTTACCAGTTTTTTTATCTTCGGTAATTAAGAACTCAATATCGTTTTCTACAAATTCTGATATTAGTTTCATATTAACCTCTATATTGTTTCATAAATTCAATTGCAGCTTTCTCAGCTTCTCTTTGAGAGTTGTAAGCATCCAATCTATCGCCATCAATATAAACAACAAATTTATTTTTTTCATTATGAATCTTAACAGGAACACGATTAATCTTTTTATCAAATACCGGTTTACCTATAGGCTTTCTTCCTGTTAATTCTCTTAGTTGTAAAAAAGTTTTCATGTTAGTTATATTTATACTTTTTATGATTTACACTTCTTCGTCTTCAGGCTCTTCATCAGTTTCTTCAGATTCTAAATCTTCTTCATCATTTAAATCTGGATCTTCTTCTGGTTCTTCTTCAGCTCCATTGTATACTTGATCAGCCATTCTGACTTTTTCTTGATCAAGAAGATCTGACATTTTTATTGTCATAACTTCACCGAATATCTTATTTGCATTATTATAGTCTTTATCTAGAGAAGCTTTAATTAAATCCTGAATTGGATTTGTTTCTTGCTCTGTGTTTTCAATATTTTCGACATTATCCATTATACTGCTCCTTGGTCATCGTCTGGTTCTTGCGCCTGTGAGGCTGCAATTTCTTTTTCCATATTCTTAATTTGATCATCGTCCATTAGTAGAATATTCCTTTGTACCCATTCTTTAGAAAAATATTCTCCAACATATTGTGAAACTTGATCTAAACTTTGTATTTTTTCTCTTAATAACTCTGCTTCTTTTAGTTCAGAAAAATGATTGTCTCGAGAATAATCAATTGTCAATTTATTTTTCCAAGTATTCCAATCATCTTCAGTTATAATATTTTTCATTATTAATTGTTTTCTTAAGATATCATAAAATAAATTTGCAAATCTATTTCTTAAACGATCGATAAACTTTTGAAACTTTAATTCATCTCTACTTATTTCAGTAGCTCTTCCTAAAGAAAACTGTTGTTCTTGTTCAAGTCTGTTCATAGGAACGTTAAGTGATCTATATAATCTCTTTTGAAAATATATAATATCATCAATCTGTCCTAAGTTTTCTCCACCAGGTAAAGTTGAAATTTCAGTACCTCGGCCACCTTCTCTTCTTGGTAACCAAAAATCTTCGAGCATTGACATATGTTTTCTGTCATCTCTTATTTCACCAGTTTTAGCATCATACACTAATTTATTACGATACTTTGACATGATATCTTTCATATATTGCTCGGCTTTACCTCTTGGTAAGTTACCTACATCAATATAAAACATTCTTCTTTCAGGAGCTCTTGCTAATCTATAAATTACAAGAGAATCTTCCATCATTCTTAATTGTGTTATAGGCTTAAGAGCTTTATGTAAATAAGAAATAACTTTCTTTCTAGTTTCGTCTAAAAGTCCAGAAGTAATATAACTTACTGAATCAAGAGTCATTTTTACGCCAGCATTTTGTGCTCCTGGTTTCTCTTGAAATATATAAAATTCATCAACCTTTTCAACAAGTTTTGCTCCAGTCAATGGATCTTTTTTAGTTTTAACTTGTTTTACTTTCCTCATTTTTGCAGCATCAATATATCTTATTTCTTGTATACCTGCTGCTAAATTAGATTCGTCAACCACTAAATGGTGGTATAATCTTCCATCAATATACCATCTTCTAAATATATCATGACCAAGTTCTTTAAAATTTAACATGTTATAAATTTTTTCAAACTCTTCATTCATTTGTTTTTTAATTGAATCACTAAGCGGTACATTATCTAAGTTTATAGCAACTGCTGGTTTTAATTCATTTGCTGTTATGGATTCATTTACAATATCTTCAATAGCTGCATCAGCTTCCGGGTGCATAGCACTCCCTCTGTACTTTAATATAAGCTGAGCATTATCTTTAGAATCATCTCCATCCATATTAATATAATGACCGTAGTGCGCACCACCGGCTGTTGCAGTGACATATCCAGCACCATCGTCGTCTCTTGGCGGAACGGGTGAAGCAAGTGATTTTTTATCCTTTGCTCTTGTTATTTCAAAACCAAATAATTTAATTGAATTTTCTGCCATTTAGAATTCCTTTATAGTAAGGAGGACTGTAGCCCTCCTACTATTTATATTGCCTTAACTAGTGGTATCTGTATCGTAATATTGATACGCAAACGTTACAGTAAACCTTTCAATCTCATCATTAGTTCCATAATTGAGATCTATAGGTGACAAATCTTGTGGATATGACCCCCTAAAGGTGTACTTCTTAAGTGTATCGCCTGACCTGTCTAATTGCTCAACGAAAAGATCTGCTTCGTATGCAACTGGAGTTGTAAGACCAGTATTTGCACTATGTGCATTCATACCGTTCATCCATCTTTCCATTGCATTTCTGATAGCAAAATCAGTATCATTGATAATTGTGACTGTCCACACATCGAAAGTTCTATCTCCGGCCATTTTTAATTGTCGACCACGAAATGGTACGAGAATTTGACCTAATGTAGATCCAGGTAGCTGAGCGGTTTCACAAAGAAACGATGTCAGTTCTGCATCTCCATTAGCATAGCCAGGAAAGTTTATTGTAGCTTTGAAGAGGTTAGGACGAGCCCCACCGCCTCTAAGCTTTGATTTAAAATCATCTACGCCTAATACTGCCATTTTCTACCTCCTAAACTGTGCCAACGACTTCTTCAAAGTCGACACCAGTTCTAACAGCTACAAAGTTAAGTGTAACATAGTTGATAGATCTAGCCGGCTTAATGAAGATACTTGCGATAAACTCATTTCTATCGATCACTGCAGGTGTATTATTAGTTTCATCTGCTACAACTCTAAAGTCTGTGATACCTCGTCTACCTTTTACTTCACGTAATACTGGCTCGACGATGTTAACAAACTCGGCTCTTGTAAATTCATCGTTGAATTCAAAGAGTACTTGTTCTGCTGCTCTAGAAATTGCTCTTTCAAGAACTAAAAACAATCTTCTTACATTGATTCTATCAAATGCAGAAGGTCTTGCAAGTTTTGTTTTATCGCCAAACAATATTACACCAGCTCCTGGAATATTTGCTATTGGATTTACACCGGCTTTATAAAGAGTATCTCTTTGAGGCTTTGTTGGTGAAAAAGCAATTGAAGTTATTCCTAAATACTGTCCTCTTCGCGAACCAGCTGGTGAAAACCAAGGTGCTCTATTTAAATCAGTAGCTGCCATTATTCCAGCAGTTGATGAACTAGCAGGTATCTCTATGTATTGATCATTAAATTTATCATACACTTTAAGATAATTTCCATCCATAATTAAGTATGAAGATTTCGTAAAAGTATCTCCAGTTGCTACAATATTTGTAATTATATCACTAGCACTATTTATATTAAGAACATCGTTTCTTGCTGGTGAAGCAACAACTACACAGTCTTTTCTTAATGATTGAGCAGTAGCTACTAAATCATTTACTACTGTAGTTTGATCTGTTCTAGAAGTCATACCAGGACAAAATATAAAATCTATTTCAACTTGGTCCTTGTCTTCAAAAAGATCGTAGCCTGATAAAATATCAGAAGTTGTAAATGTATCAACATCAACACCTCCGCCAAAATCATAATCAATATCTGTATTAAGAGTACCAGTTACTTTTGCGAAGTTGTCTCCACTGTCTATTGCTGTACCAGCAGCAGCTTGAGAACCTAACGTATTTTGAAAATCTGAATCAAAATCTACATGCCATACATATTGAGATGTATTGTTAATTATGTCTTTAATATAATTAGTAGTACCATCTGTATTTTTAGCATTAGATCCTAATGAAGCGAAAGCATATCTTTCAAGTATTGTGCCTTGAGTACCTGTAAATTTGCCTCCTTTGTCGATGATAGCAACATGAACTTCATCATTACTTGCATTATTATTACTAGCAAATGTAGATGTTCCAGGTGCAGCATCGAATTCATTTTTATATGACCAAGTACCAAAGGCTGAATCTCCTTCTGAGTATGGGCATATTGACACCTGTAAACTATTACCTAGTGTTCCAGGATATTTTGCTACAAAGGTGTGCAGATCGGCGTCTAAGCCTGATAGCTGTGAATTAAAATCTGCTTCATTTTTCACAACTTCTGTTGGTAATCCAGCAGCTGTAGCTGCAGCTGTTTGACCTGTAGTTGACACTGCATTTTTAGCAACAGAATCAATTACTCTTACAGTTTGAAGTGAGTTAGAGTATTTTAAAAAGAAATTAGCTCTATGAAATGAAAACGTTGTTGCGGAATCTGGTGCGCCAAAGGTATCAACTAATTCTTGTTCTGAACTAATCTTAACTCTTTGTTCAACTGGACCCCATAGTGAATTTATTACAGTTGCGCCTGTAGTTGACTGGACATTAGGCACGCCACCAGTCAGGTCTATTTCTTTGACAACAACCGCAGGTGATTCGGACGGTGTAGAGAGTGCCATTCTATTTTCCTCATTCTTTTATACGGTTAACATTATACGAATATTCAAGTGTTACCATTATTTATAATATTACAAATCTCTATCATACTCTATAGCCCATGGGTGCTCTTCATTTGGTTCTATTCTATTAACATGTTCACTACCATTATCGATAAAGCCAAAGGGTACAATGTCTTCTTCTATCTCTTTTAATTTTTGTCTAAAAATCATATCTTTAATATTAATATCTGTTAAGTTAGAGAAATAAGATGAAGAAACAAAATAACCAAACATTACAAGATTCATAACTAAATCATCATTGTTACCAACTGCGGCTTGATATGTTTGTCCTTTAGCTTCAAATGTAGATATTTCTAATATTGTTTGCTCATCGACTACCGATAATTTTTTATTTTCCAAAAGATCTTTTAACGCACTACATCCTAATCTTTTTGACTTTCTATTTATATCAATGCCAATAGCATTAGCTTTTACTGCAGATTCAACATAAACATTTTCGTATTCTAAATCATAATATAAACCATTACATACAACTGCACCTTGATCGTTTGACTCAATAATGCAATAAGCTTTGTTGTAGACATTGGCGTACTTATATATAATATTAGGGAAGAGCAATGGCGAGATAGTATTATTGCGATACACAACCACCTGCTCGAAAGGGCGAACGTTAATATCGATCAGACTAAAGGTAGAATAGTCCTGTCCTCTTCCCTTTGATACATCAGCAACTAAAATATATTCATGATCTTTTATTGGTTCTTTATAAATTAAACAATCACCACCTTCTAAATATTTTTTAGGAGGAGCTGCTCTTAAATCTAATAACGTTTGAGCGTTAATTAATGTATTACCTGTTCCAAAGAATGTATTTCCAAATTCTTGATCAAATTGAATTTGTGAAGTGTTGTTAATAGTTTCTTCTTTCCACTTTTCATCTCTTCCAGGTACGTCATGCCAATCAACTCTAAAGTTTTTATATTCGTTAACGCCCTGAATTGATCCTTCCCATATCTTATGAAAGGTATTACCAATGCCATTCGCTGTTGAAGTTACTATAATTTTAGTATCAGCACCAGAAGACACAACAGGATATGTTGAAGTATAAAACTCTGCAGCTCTTTCAACAAATGCAAATTCATCTAAGTATAATAAGTTAATTGAAAGTCCACGAATAGAAGATCCTGTAGTTGCTGCAGCTATAATTCTACTATTGTTACTAAAATCTATATTCGATTTATTTAAAGCTTTGCATCCTGGCTGTAAGAAGAATGGTATGTTTTCAAGCATTATTGTAATCCTTGATAACATTTCTCTTGCAGTAGCACCTTTGTTAGCTAAAACTGCAATTGATTTTTCAGATTGGAATAGTGCAAACCAAAGTAAATATCCACAGGCTGATATTGATTTACCAGATTGTCTACAAGCAAGAACAACATTAAATCTATTATCTTCAAACTGTTTAAACATTTTCTTTTGATATGGATATAATTCGAATGGAACTAATCCTCTATCTAAAGAAATAATCTTTGCATATTTTTCTACAAAATATACAGGATCTTTCATACACTTGGCATATTCTAGAACTTCTTCCTGTGTGAAGTTAGAAGTAATACCGTCTTTTTTTATATTAGGATTGCCTAGATAGTTTTCATTCTTGTTTTGGAGTGACATTCACCATTTCCGATTCATTCTTTAGTAGCTTTTGAAGCTCAGTCGTAGAACCTACAAAGAGATTATTTGTTGTATTTGCAACTTTTTTCACTTCTTCTTTTTTATCAATATCTTTTTTCTTTTTATTTAGATCCATTAATCTATCGTTAACATCAGAAATATTTTTTATCATACCAGATAAGACTTCAAATGCACGTGGATGCTCACTTTCTCGTGCAACTTCTATCATAAGTTCAAGACTTTGTTTTCCTTTTTCTACTAATTCATAGTAAGTATCTCGAGAATACTTATAGTCATTATCGATATTCTTTTCTTCCGGCGGAAAAAACTTTTCCATATCTTTTTTATTACTCATGAAGAGTTACCAATCCACGATTTTTAATATGTTCATTTTCTATATCATCTTTTGATTGACCATAGTATCTTACAGCATGATGTTTTTCAACCATATAATCATTAATAGATTGATCAGCATAGTTAGTTGTTCTCCATAATTCACCTAATATTCTACCAAACTTACCTTCTGCATCTTTTTGTGTTTTAAGAATAATACCGCCTTCATCATCTAGCATTCCAGTTAAGAATTTCTTTGCAGCCAAACCATATTTTTTTTCTTCTAAGTCTCGTGTTCTTGATTCTGGTGTATCAATTCCATATAACCTTATTCGCTCTTTATGCAACCAAACACCAAATCCTAAATCAATATCAACATCTACTGTGTCGCCATCAATTATCTTTACTACTTTACATCTATATTCATACATTGTTAACTCGCACTATCTAAAATTGTTGTTGAAAATCCAAAGGTACTGTCATCTAAACCTATAACGTCTGCTGGATTAGGTGTAACAACTATTGTTTCTAATCCTATATCAGAATCTCTAAGTCCTGCATTGATGTCGAATATCTTTGCTCGAGCATCGCGTATGATGCCGGTATCTGCAATTGGACCATGATAACTTATCTTCATCTCAAAGTCCAAACTGTAAATTATTGTTCTTCTTTGTTCCATCGCTCCTTCAAAATCATCTGAAAAAGAAACACCTTGTATTATAATTTGTACATCTTCTTTAAAATCAGGATACTCAGCTGCGAATGGTTTAATAGTTAATGCATATTGTGGATTAAATGTAGGAAGTATTTGTTCTACAATTTGTAATGCATCATCTTGTGATTTAGCATATGCATTTAATTGAAAATTTATTGAATAAGGAACTGGATTAAAAAACTTTTGTCTTTTATTTACTTCGCCTGTTGATGAATTTGTGGTAAAATTTCCAACTTTAGCTAATTGTCTTTGAGCATCATATGTTAAAGATACAATTTCAAATGACATCCTTGGAAGTTTAATAGCAACTTGAGTATCATTTACTAAATCCGGATTTTCTCTTATTCTTTCTAAATATTTTTGCCTAGGCGCATATGCTAATGGAACTCTAAGCTGGCTTATAACTTCTCCTGTAGAATTTTGTCTCACAACATATATGTTATTAAACAATCTGCCAAATAAAGCAACTGCTTTCTTTGTCTTTGAATGATAAAAGTGTCCACCAAACATTAGTTATTACTCACATCGCCGAATGGATTAGATTCACTGAAATCAATAAAATCTGCTCCGGTTGAAAAATCTGCATTTTGTTCGTTTTCAGATAATTGATTATCTTCAACAACAAGTGATATGACCCCTTCTGCACCCGTAGTTAAACCAGTAACAGTAGCACTGGTAGCGAAAGTGTGGTATTTACCATCATCTGCTCCTGCATGTATAATATGCAACTTATCATCAGAATCAGAATATTTTGCAACTTCGCCTCTCATTATAGTATCACCACTTGGTGATGTAATTGTTTCACCAACTTTAAAAGGACTACCAGTTAAACTAGTTAACGATAAAATATATCTGTATGCGTATTTGAGTTCTAGATTATCTAATACATCAACACCTGTATCCATATCTTCACCAGTGTATTCAAACAATTGACACCTCATTTTATAAACTGGCAAATTACTTAATTGATAAAACGGTTGTTCGTGTTCTACATGCATTATTTGAAAAAAAGATTTACTTAAAGGCAAATATATCACATCACCTTCAGCTGGTCTTTTAGATGTAATTTCATTATCATACCTTTGTACAGTTTGTTCCCATCTTTTTCTTGCAACTATAAATGTAGCTTCATCTCTTATTTCTACACCAAATCTAGTAAATAAATCTCCTTCACCTTCAAACCCTTCAGTGTTTTCAATATACATTTCAATAACATGTGACGAATTAAAACTTGATACAGGATCATCTCCAAGTATCTTATCCTCATTTACAATATCTCGAGGTAAATAGTAAACATCTTGACCATAAGTCTTAAGCGCCTCAATAACTATGTCTTCATAAAGGTGCTGCTCTGATCTTACTTTTTGACTAAAATATAAGTTTGTTGCCATATTACCCTACGAAAAAGTCTGGTGGAAATTCGTGTTCTAATCTCAAGTTTTCTCTGAGAGTTGCAATCTCTCCAGTTGCATCATCATATATTTGTCTTCCGTTTAAAATGACTCCTCC